AATAAGTGATTCACTCATTTGTTTTTGCTCCGATGTGCATGTGCGATACGTTGCTCGAGAAGGCCAACGAGATAACGCTGTCCCTCTATGTGTCGCAACTCTTCTGTTGTCACATTAGGCCCGTTAACCATTTCAATAGTTACAGATCTCAAATACTTTAGAACCTCTTTACCAGTAGGAGACTGAAATATCTGAGCAATGTTCTGGCTTATCTGAGTATCAAGAGAAGAATCTCGCTGATAGCCATCAACTCCAATGTTTATCTTACTAACCAATAGGGGCCTCTTGTGGTTGCTGCGGTTGCTGCGCTTGTTGCTCAGCCATTTGCTGCGCTAGTGCAGCTATTTGCTTACGCTGATCCTCATCACGAATCAAGCTCTCAGGAACACCAAACTTTTTAGCAAGATGCACAGCAGTTTTCTCACCATCTACCAGTAATTGCAGCATTTCGGGGCCAAACACACCACCGACTAGCTCTAAGAACCTTGCTACACTGGATATATCTTGATTCGACTGTGCTTGTGCAAGTGGAGAAACAGAGCGAATCTTAACTTCACGCCCGTTTATTGTTGGAACTTCAATACGTCCCTGCTTTTTAAGTATGTAAACAACGCGCTGAAGCAGTGGTTGAACCAACTCCGCCTGCAATCTACCAAAGGCTGACCCCATACGGCGTGATAAATCAGCCATACGCTCTGCAACTTCCGTTGCTGTAGCCGGTGTTTTGTTAGGATCACCAAGCATATCATTGTACAGCGCACGTTTAATGTTCAAACGCATGTCACCTAGCACCAGCTGAGCAACATCAAAGTTTCCCGCTGCTTGTATTGGCTGCAATCCAGCAGAACCCATAGCTTTAGGAATGATAGATCCCGGGACTAATTGTATCGTATCGGGATTTAGAACGCCGTCGTCATCTATTTGATAGACACCAGAGATAGCCATTTGAGCGTTCTCTAGGATAAGCTCAATAGTTAGGTTACATGTCTTAATGGCTGATAGTGCATTAATCAGTGGGCCACGACCATATACCTCACCAGCACACTTAGCCCAGCGGAAACAGATAAAGGGATTAGACCCAGATCCAGAGATCTTTTTAGAATAAAGAAGTGTCATTGTGTCCATACATACACCGTAATGTAAGTATGCTTCTTCGTTCTTACGGGAGTAATCCTTGCAAACTATTTCGAGTACAGTTGTTTCCAGATCTCGTCCCATTTTGGATTGAACTTTGGGATCAAACGTAGAGTTGGGATAAAGCTGAGACAGTTGATCGAACTTAATGTTCTTACGTTCACGGTAAATGTGGTCGATCTTGTCGTCAGGTCCAGTATCCAGCACCACATGAGGCAAAGGAATGGCACTAAAGTTGATAGGATTAAGAGCATCGCCCTCTTCTGCACACAAAACACCTGTGCCAACAGCAAGATCCATAAACGATTCGTGTACTTCCTGACTGAAATTAGAGTTCTGAAGCACTTCGAATACATAATCAGTTACCTCATCGAGCTCATTATCAATAGCTTCGCGCTCATCTTTAGGCACTTCGCTGCCTGACATAAGGTCAGCCCATCGTGCAAAGTTAGGAACGATGCCTGACTGAAGACGGCTTGCAAATTCTTGCACACCTACAACGGCAGTCTCATCAAAGATCTTATCATCACGGCGTTGACCCGGGTCTTCAGCATAAAATGACTCACGTTGGGGAAGCGCATACTCATAGCATTCCTCAAACAATGGAACCCAGCGTTCACGGAAAGATTTAGCTTTCTGATACTTCTGGATGTATTGTTTTGCTATTTGGTCCATTAGCCAAACCTACCTAAAAAACCACCGCCTGTTGATGTAAGTAAGGATGCCCGGCCAGTGCCACCACGTTTGCCTTTGCCAGCGCTTCTTGATGTAAGAGCTTCAGTAATATCGTCCCTCTTAGCTTTAGCGCGTCTTTCGTCTTCTTCACGAGTTGCCATGTCTGTTTCTACTCTAGCAGCTGCTGCCGCTTGGTTTTCTGCTGATGCTTGTGCAGTAGCTTGGGGCTTAGATGATCCAAAACACATTATATATCTCCTTCTGTTACTCTTCCTAAGCACAAAAACAGAAAAGTCTCAATGCAAAAACTATAGTCTAGCCCATAATCCCTGCTTTTTGCGCTGATTTGGTCTACGATTAAACACATCAAAGTCCCTTTTTGCAACAGTAGCAACCGCAGGAGTCTGACTATTCATCAAAGCTCGTCCTTCACCAGCCCCTAAAAACAAGTATTGTGCTGCATCGTGTACGTGTGAAAACATATTCTTATCAGGTTTGTCAGCAAACCGCTCACCAGATACTTGCATGCGCTTATAAGCATAGCCACCCTCAAAGCCTTTGATTAGCTGAGTGCAACGCCTATCGATTAATAGGACTGGCTTACCTTCTACCATCTTAGTCAGCTGGGATGATACAGCCTCAAGGCGAAGGTCAACAGAGTTGGAGGGAGCTGGGAACGCCCTCAAGCCAGCACCGCGCATGATGTGAAAGGGAGTTGACTCATCAGTTTGCGCGCGAAAGTCCCCTGCTGGGTCACCGTAAATGATAACTTCACCAGCAGCAGCGTATCTAGTTGATAGTTCTTGACGTAAAACCTCAGAGAATCTGACGATCCCCATGTCGATTGCTACTATTTCTGACTGTAAATACCACCTACCGCGTACCTTTTGACCAAGAACCGCAGCTGGAGTAAGGCCAAAGTCCACCCCAACGTACACTGGAGCCCCCGCTGCAATGGGTATTTCTTCTTTAGCAACGTGAACTTCAGCAGCAAACATGGGATAAACGGGCTTTCCTTCTTGGATATGTCCAAGCTTATTCATAACATATACATCAATCCACGACTTTGTCTTACCTTGAATTAGATTAGGGTAATAACTCTTCATCATGTTCTTTTGATTCTCAGCATTCCCGCTAGGAGTGTATCCGTCTATCTCTCCGTCCTCGTCTTTAGTTTCAAGCATCCCAGAAGGCTGGGTATAGAAATGCCAATTCGTTGGCTTGACCAACATCTTAGCTTGCTCACGTGGTATATGATCAGGAATTGGAACCTCACCGGACATAATCGGCCACCAATGGTCTTCCTCAGGGGCGTTGGTATCGGCAATAACGCCAGTCCAAGAGGGACCACCATCGCGCATAGAAGGATAGCGGCCAACCCGCATCGTACAGGCATCGATAATACTCTTAGGAATTTCGCGCGCTTCGTTGATCCAGATGCCCGTAAGCTCCAGCGAGAGTAGTTTCTTGACATCTTCTGGCCTATCTAGGGCAAGGAACAATACCTCTAGTTCCATGTCACCTTTTCTAATGTTGTGAGTATAAGGGACTGACCAAGTAAACTTTCCCCAATCAGCCTCAGGAAACCAGTCTAACCACGTCTTAATGGTAGTTGTTCTAAGCTGTGGGTTGGTATTACGTATGATAGCCCAACGGCTTTTGCGCTTTCCATCAGGTGATTTCTGTTGTTCCAGAGCTCGACGGAATACTTCGACACAGCAAGCAACGGATTTGCCTGAGCCTACGGGGCCTCTTATTCCACGAAAAAATGTTTGGTCTTTCATAAAGCCTTTGATTGTTTCACCATCGGGCTTGTATTTAAAGTCTGGCATTACTTTTTAACTTACCTTTTTAAGTAATGTTTTTTTCTTTTTCTTAGGGAAGTCAGCCTTCATATTAGAGTATGACTTGTCGCTAATGGTAGACTCACTCTTGGAACGGCTAGTCCCTGCCTTTTTACGGGCATTTATATTTGCGTAAAGACTCATTACCTTAATCCTTTATCCACACCAAACTTAATCATGCGCTCTATAACTTCGGGACCAATGCTATCTATAAGCTTGTCCACCTCGTAGTTCGTAACAAAAGCCTTACCGTGCTTGGCTTCGATGTAAGCAAACTCTGTCTTGCGAACAATGCCACGCAGCATAGAAAGTTCCATTGGCTTTAAGGTGCTAGTGAAACTCATTTAGCCTTCTTCTTTTTAGCTGGTTTTTTCTTTGATTCATTTATAAGAGGCGTAGAAGGGTCATCGGCTTTAAAGTGGCCTGCATCTGTACGTGCGCTGACGGGCTCATCCCCTTCTTCAAGCTTAACCGAGGTACTCATGTGGGTCTTTTCGGTCCAAGTAAAGCCAAGAAAGTCGTGAGTTTCACCGGTCCAAAGCGCGCCACCGTTCCTAATATACAAAGCCATGTTAGTATCCTTGATTCAATAATGAGCCACGGGCTTGAGCGCCCTGACGCATAGTGGGTGTACCTACGTCCTTTAGCTTTTTGGATGTACGCTCTGGCGTATCCTCATCTGGGGTCATGCTTAAAGACGGGAGCTTGCCAAATGTGGGCTTAGTCTCCGCGTAATACTCGTCAGCTGTCTTAACCTTTGGGCCACCGCCACCACCAAAACACATGTGCTTATCCTTTAAATTTCATCGTCTCTGTATTTCTTAGGCCCTCTTAACCTTTTAAAGAACTGATAGGTTGGGGTCATCTCCAGTAAACCCCTACTAACTTTGCTAACTGCAAGCTTTGTCCTAAAGAGAGTAGGTCTTCTTACGGGTCTGTTTTTTGCAAGACTGGTATTATTTGTTCTTGGCAGTTTACGTGTAAAATTCCTAGAGCCTAAAGTATTAGCAGCCCTGTTCTTAGTGCGCTGTGAAGGCTCACCATGTATATCTCGTTGGGTATCGGAAGCAGTAGTGTCCGTCTTACCGCCGTCACGTTCCGCTTCTTGCGCTGGCCCACTACACATTACTTGTTACCTTCTTTAATCATGGCAGCTTCCATCTTTTCAACGCGCCTTAGCAACGAATGATGTTTGCCAGAGTAAACCTTGTGTTGCGCTTTGGGTATGTCCTTTAAACCAAGAAGCTTTATAACCCCACGTTTAAGCACTTTAAGTGGGGCCATGTCGCTAGCCTTGTCCATCTTATCAAGCTCGTCGCTTAACCGTTCGTAAACAGCCTGCTTCGTAATAGGCACCTTTTGTGTATTGTTGCCCATTACGCTTTATTCCTTTTGCTAATAGCCCTAGCCTTTGCCCGTGCATCAGCTTTGGACGAAGCCCCCCATGCCTTTAAGCTGAGAAGAAGACGTGTGGGTTTACCCTTGGGATCACGCTCTGGCCCATCGTTGCCAGCCATCCTAGCCAAGAAAGAAGCGCGGCGAGGATTGTCCCCGCTCTTAACTGGTGCCTTCAACTTAGAACCAGTGGTCTTGTTGAAGTGGGCGCGGCCCTTGGCATTTAAGCCACCGCTAGGATTCTGGTGAGCCTTAACTACCATAACCGCCACTGGTCAATGCCGCCTTGACATGGGTCATGTCATCGCGAGGAGGAGTCTTCTCAGGTTCTTTGCTATATCTACTCACATTATTTCCTTGCCGATTTTCTGGGACACGGCCCTTCTCATAGCGCCCTTGCCAAACTTATGAACGCCACCGCCACCGCCCCCACGGCTACCTCTAGCAGAAAGGGACTTGAGTTTTGTTTCCTTGCTTTTCTTTTCTTCTGCTTTCTTGGCTTGGATTTTAGCAACTCTTGCTTCGCGAACTTTAGAATCTTTTTTCTTGTCAATTAAAGATTGCCTTTTAACTTTCTCAGGGTTTTTTTCCTTGTAGGCGTTAACCCTAGCTAGCTCTCTTTTTAACTCAGCCTCTCTTTTAGAGTCATTTCCTTGGGATTCGACTCTTTTAATCGAAAGCTTAAGGTGAGAAATGTAGCCCTCAATGCTTGACGACAGTCTCATGGCGATCTCCTTGTCTCGTTTAAACGCACCTTAGCTAACTAAAAAATAATTATCAACCGTTCTAGTCAAAAGCCTTTTTAAGCTATCATGTCTGTGGGAGACCATGTCACAGTTACTAGGCCGTAGTTTCCCCCCACCCT